CTTTTGCGACAAAGAACCAGTACGATAATATACATATCCCGGCAATACCTATAAGTGTTCCTATATCCCAATAACGCTTCAACGAAAAAAGCACCCCTCTACACGTTTATGTAATAGAGGATATTCGAGGGCGAGCGTTCGAATCCCTACCCGCCCATCGCCGCGCGGAACATCTCCATTCCGCCAACATCCGCCTTCGCGTTAAGAATGCGCTGTTCTGGACGAATTCCCGTCGCTTGTCCCGTCAACTCATCGACGTACTTCGCCGTACCTTCGTTCGGGTGCGCTGCGTTCGCGATGAGACGAAGCAGTCGCAACTCACGAGCCGCGTCCTGCCTGCGCCACACCTCCGCGACTATGTAAGCTCGGCGTAAGCTGTACTCCGCGTGCAACGTATCAACCGAGATCCCGCGCGCTGAGAAAACGGCGACGAGTTCCGCCTGTGAGTCGGTTGAGATCGGATCGGGACTTACTCCGCCGGACGACTCTTGCGAATCTTCCCGAACAGCGCCCCGTACTTTTTTACGGCGGCGATCACGTCGTCGATGCGGTTCACCTCGACCCACGCTTCGATGTAGGCGATGAGTTCGTGTGGGGCGGCGTTCTCAAGCAACCACTGACGCTCTTTACCGGTCATCACTTCGACAATATCAAACATCTCGTCGCCGGTCTCATCGGCAGCAGCCAAGAGCGACGGAAGAAATGCGTGTGCTTCGGCATTGGCGACAAGTGCGATTGCGGCAGGAAGTTTTTGCAGGCGCTTGATAGTATCGAAGTATTTACCCATAGCCAGCGTGCGGACCTCGACAGTCTCGCCGCCTAGCGTGAGGTTGCGTTCAATATCGGACGAAATGGACATTTGTGATTCCTCCGTTGTTTGTGAGATAGAAGAGGAGCCGCCCGAAGACGGCCCCGTTTGTTTAGGCAGCGGTTACGGTCTTGTCACCGAAGACGACCATGTCATTGTTCGAGGTCGGGTCAGGGAACGCCTCGATTTCCACGCCGATGACGCGGTCGGTGTCCGTGTCGAACTTGAACTTGATCTGCGGATTCGGCAAGCCCTTGAGGATCGTGATCGAGTAGTCGATACCGACATCCAGCGGCTCAATCAGAACGGGCTTCGCGTATTGCAAGAGGTCTTGGCCCGCGTTGCCGTTGACGACCACTTTCGACTTGCCGGAGGTAGTGTTCGTGATGAGCGTGGAAGTCGGAATCATCTTCGCCAGCGTCTTGTGGTCGTATTCGCCGATCGGCACAACAGCCTTGCAGGACGTCGCCTTCTTGATTTTCTTGACCGGAGTGTCACCGGTTTGGTCCGTCTTAACGTCACGCGTGGCGAACTCGAGGTTCAACTCCACACCGCCGATCGTAGTCTCGATGACCAGCGGAGACGTACCTCCTACGTCGAACGTGACACGACACGGACCTGCCATGATTTTTTCGTAATTCTGTGCCAATTAAATTCCTCCTCGTTGTGCGCGCAAACAAAAAAGCCACCGACGATTACTCGCCAGTGACTCGTTTTGCATACCCGCCTTGAATCAGTTGTTCCGCGTGACTTTCCGTCACCACCGCCGTTTCGCCCGGTCGCCGAATATCGTCCGGCTTACCGTGTTCGGCGAGGTTGTAGAGGTCCGCTCCGTCAATAAACACAACCTCAACGGTCGCCTCCTCGCGTTTTACCGCCATCGTCACACCTCCTCGAACGCCCGCAAGCGCACGTTAAACGCCCACTCGACATTCCCGTTCTTGTCGTGCCCCATCGAAAACGGCGGCTGCTCGGCGACAACGTACCGAATCCGCACACCATCTACCGATTGCTCTCGCAATCCGTTCAGCGCCTTGTACGCCTGTCGCGCGAGATCCTCCGCCTCATCGTTTGTCTCGCCACGCGTTCGCACCTGAAATAGTTGCGTGTCGTAGCCGATGACATCGTGATTGGCGATTCCGCCCGATGCGGATACGAAGACGAGCGCGACTGGGTTCGGCGGAAGCGTGTCATAGAAGACGGCAGCGGACGGAAGAATCGATTGGACGAAGTCACGGAACTGCCGCGTGGTTAGCGCCATTAACTCAACTCCTCGATCGCTTGCTTAACGCCTTCCGCTAGATTGTCGATGTAGTTCGGCTTGTACCGATTGAATGGCCGCTCCAGATACTTGGTACCGGGCGTCATCCCGTCGTAATCGGGCTTGAGCGCTGTTTGTGGTCCGGGCTTCAGCGTCATGTCCTCGTGTTGGCGAACCGGATACGGATATCCGTCCTCTGCCGTGGCGTTGACGCCGACCTCACCGATAACCGCGCCGTCCTTCGTGGTCACACGGTACGAAGTGCCGCGGACCAAGTCGCCCTCGTCGATAGGAGCGAGCGCAACCGTCGCCTCTTTCAAATGCGCCATGTTCTCGCGCATCGCCTGAACGACGGGTTTCGACGTGACCACGCCGCCAAGCTTCGTCAGTTTGGCGAGGAGTTCGTTTAGTCCCTTCACTTCGAGATCTGCGCTCATCCCGCATGCACCACCTTCAGCAATACCGTTTTGCCGTCTAGCCCCCGCTTCTCCTCGACACTCAGCACAACGTACGAGTGTGACCGCCCATTCTCATCGTAGGTGATGCGGTCCTCTACGCTGACTTGCGCCTTCCCGTCGAGGTGAATCGTTGCTTTAGCGATGACTTCGGTTCCTTCGCGATTTCGCGTTGCGTGAACGCCTGCCGAGAACCGACATTTCAGCGGTTCGGGAGCGCCATACTGCAGTCGCCCGCTGGGATCGCGCCCCTCGCGAGCCTCTCGCATGATCGTTTGTTTAAGCGGAATCAGCGCCATCTACGGAACCACCGCCCGAACCTTGCGCCCGGCCGATAGCTTCGGCAGTCCCGCGTTCTCAGGAGCGGAATTGATCAAGTCGCGGACGTCCTTCGTGATAAGTCGCGAGAGGTCGTCGGCACCGATCACGCCGCTCTGAAACGTGAAGGACGCAACACCGTCGAGGTTCACCGTTTGCACGCCCATCCGCGCGAAGACGTTGGTGTCGTTGAAGGCGACGGTTAGCGTATTGGCGAAGTCGGCGACCGCATCGTCAGGAATCGTGTGGGACGGAAAGGCAGCGCCGAGGGTTCGCGCGGAGACGTTCAGGTATCGTTGTTTTTTCTCCGGATCTGCGGCACTCCAGTCGTCCACCACGAGGCAGTTCGCAAGGATGTACGCGTCCGCCGCTTCAATCGTGATCATGCGCGCTCACCTCATTACTCCGTGTTTTGTTTCCGCTTGGTAGCGGGCTTTTCTTCGTCTACGCGCTCGACATCCGCGAACGTACCGAGAGTTTCGATCTCCTGCGCATCTTCCGTCACGTAGCGACCGGCGGCGAACTTTCGCGCCTGACCGTCGTGCCAGAACGTGAAGCGTTGATATCGGGATTTGAATTCAGCCATCGTTTCACCTCGAAATCAAAGATGCCCGCTGTCCTTCGATAGCGGGCTTGTAGCGGACTAGGCGAGTTTCTTGATGCGGGCGTGTGCCTTCTCTTGCTGGAATTCGAGGGTGTACTCGCCGGTGATCATGCCCTCTTTGTAATCGCCTTTGTCGCCGAGGTACTTGTGGAAGAACTCGCGACCTGCCAGCGGACGAATCTTCGCGCGGTTGGAGTCCATGAAGATGATCTCGTCGGATGCGAGGTTCTCGTTCAGGACGATCTCGAAGCGACCGAAGTCACAGACGATCCAATCGACGACCTGACCACGAACGTTTTCAGCGCGCTCGAGGCGGATTTTATCGCTGTTGAAGTTCGAGATCTTCACTTTCTGCTTCGCCGGTGCGAGGAACTTGTACTGACCGCCGGATTTGAAACCGCCAACTTCATAGACAGTCTGTGCGAGGTCAATCAGCATAGCGTCGGTGATCGCTTGGTTCGATGCATCCGACACGTTGGTTTGGATGAAGTCGCGGACACCGCGCATGTAGCGCTGGTCGGCGTTGGCCTCGTAGCGGATGCCGTTGATCAGCGCCTTTTCGAGCTGGAGCGTCAGCATGAGTTGGACCTTGTCCTTCTCGTAGCCGTACAGGTCGGTGATGCCGTATTGCTGCACGGCTTCGGCGGTACCGGAGATGCGGACGGCATCGTCGAAGATTTGCGTGATGTTCGAGACACGCTTACGCGGCTTGTAGCGGGACTCACGTGCGTCTTTGCCTTCCTGCGAGTTGACGAACATGACTTCGACCTTAGCGCCGTTCGAGATCGCGGCAGCAGTCGTGCCAGCGAAAGAACGCTGAACGGTCAGGGTCTTGGTTCCGGAGTTGACCGCGGTGACGAGCAGGAGTTCCTCGCCGATTTTGACGACTTGGTTCGGGCGGAATGCTTCCACATCCGCGACGACGATAGATGTATCGGTGACAAGTTTCGCACCGACGACCGTGGAATCTGCGGAATACATCTCGTCTTCATACCACTGGTGTTCGGTTTGGGTGATCGCTTCAGCGAAGCCGAGCATGGACAACATCGGGATTTGATGCGGATTCAGCAAGAGAATTTCGTCGACGACCGACTGTTTCTTGCCGATGATATCGTTGTTGTAGATCATGGACATTCAGTGGATTCCCCCTTAGAAATGGAAAAGGCCGCCTCGTTTTGAGACAGCCTGTTGTTACTTGTTGAGTTTTGCTTTTGCTTCGGAGTATGCGATGCGGTCTTCCGGCCGCCCCGACTTGCGCGCTTTCTCAGCGAGTGCATTCAGGACCTGTTCGGAAGTCTTATCGCCGTTCTTCTGCGGATTGTTCTCTTCGCCGAGCGGTTTCGGTTTGACCGGCTCTTTCGCGAACAGATACGGAGCACTCGTTTTCAGCGCCTCAAGCGCCTCCGCCACGCCAGTCACCGCACCATCTTCGCCAACCTGCGCCGTAGCGAGATCCACGAGTTTCAGCGCAACCGCCGCGTCCACAACACCAGCCTCTTTCGCCAGTAGGCGGAACTCCGCGTTGATGGTCGATTGCTTGTGGCGTTGCTCCGCTTCGGTTAGGCGGCTCTCGTAGTCGGACTTCTCGGCGCGCGCGGCTTCGAGTTCCGCTTGGAGGCGCTGGGCTTCGGTCATCTCTGCCTTCTTGCGCTCCTCTTCGGCTTTTTCGAACTCTGCGAGAGCAGCGATCCGCGCTGCGATATCTTCGGCGGAACCGAGCGCGGCGTATGCGCCAAGTTGCGTTTCGAGATCCTTCGCTTTCGCATTTACCGCTGAGAAGCGGCTGTACGGTACGGTTTGCTCGGGGTCTTTCGGCGGGTTCGGATCGGCCGGCGGGTCTTCGGCGAACATCTGAAGGTTGAGCGTGAGTGGTCGTTTGGTTCGGGTCATCGTTTTCCTCCTGCGCCTACGAGTTTTACGAGCGACGGCTCGGGCGAGTATTGGCGCGGCTTTTAATGTCATCCGTCGCAGGACACGAAAAAGACGCCTGAGCGGGTTGCGTCAAGCGCCTTTCTTCATTCCGTGGCTATTCATCTTTCCGTCGGCAGCTAGCTTCAGGGCCTCATCGACTTTCTCCACCATCGCTTCCGCCTTCTCGCGTTCTGATTCAGGCATCAGCGCGGGATTCAGCGGCGAGATTACGTGACGACATTGTGGATGGAAGATCAATCCGCTCGCCTTCAATTCCGCCACCGTTCGATAGCCCGCAGTCGCGCCAGTGAGCGACAGCAGCGCACCTTCGAAATTCCGGCACGCATCTTTCGCGCCATGAGCGCTAATCCTCGCGAGGTCGAATCCGTAAGCCACCGCCTGCTCTGTCGCACCTTCGCGATGAGCCTGCGCCAGCTTCGTTTTGACGATGACCCGCGTATAGACCTCTGGGCTCCAACGCCGCCCCGCCACATCGACAGTTGCGACTCGCGCCGCCCTCACGTCGTCCGATGCGCGCTTGGCGACCGACTTCGCTTTTTCGCCGGTGATGCTCGCCAACCTCGTGTGTGGAATGATAGCGTTACGAACCGCTCGCTTCGCCTTCACCCGCATGTTGTTAGTTGCGGCGAGGAGGTCTTCGTGCGTATCGCTGACGATCGCCTTCACCATGTCCTCGTTGACCATTCCGATACCGGAGACGATGTCGGCCGCTTTCGCGAACGTCGCCGCCTCACCGATACCCACGAGCGCCGTCGCTTGACCAGCGCGCCAAGCAGTAGGGATGTGTTTATCAACCCAAGCGCGAGATTCCGCATCAAGGCGGTCGAGGATCGCGAGGATCTCAGCGAGGAGGACGCGCTGTTTTTTCGTGGACAGCGCATATCGCGAACCCGCTTCGAGCTTGGCGACGATAAGATCGGCGGCGTGGCGGTACTGGGCGACAAGTGACTCGATTTCCTTGTCGAAGTCAAGTTCGCCCATTACGCTACCTCGCCATTGAATGCGCTACTGGCGGCCTGACTCGTGACAATCGCGGCGTCTCGCTGCTCGTCGTCTTGGATGCGGTCGAGGATTTCCTGTGCTTGCATGTCGTCGAGGTCGTCGAGATGTTTGATCGCGGTCATCTGGTCCAGCGTCGGCTTGTTGCCGGTACGGATCTGCGCGATCTCCGCCTCTTCGCGTTCGTTGCGCGGAATACCGTCTTTCCAGCGGATCTTCGGATACGGGACCTCGTACGGAACGAACCCTTCGACGCGCTCGTTTTGCGAGTTGTCGAGAAGCATCGCCGTGTAGAGCGCGTCGCGTAGCGCAACATCGACGCTCTGACGAATCCGCTTGACTTTCGAGAGAATTGGGAAGAATCGTGCCTTGATTGCGCCGCCATCGGTGTGCGACGTGCCCGTACCGCCCTCGTTGCCTTGCGCGATCGTCGTACCGAACACCCATTGTGGCGTTTCTGATTCTAAGAACACGTAGGAGACGAGTTTGTCGAGCTGCCTAAAGGCTGCGTCCAGTTGGCCGTCCCACGTCATGTAGCCCGGCGTGACGTCAGCCTTATCAACCTCGATGTACTCGCCGCTCAATCGGACAGTCGTGTTGCCATCGTCCTGCAGCGGTGGTCCGTAGGTTGTGGGGTCGCTGTGTTTCAGCAAAATGTAGTCGATCTGAACCAAGCGGTCGTTAATCGCCGCCAGCAGGGATTCCATCTTCTCAATGCCGCTCACACCCCAAAACCGCTCGTCGTCAGTCTTGTACGGGATGTGGTGCATGAGTAGGCGGCTCGTTCCGGTCGGCGTGATTACGGACTCGCCGATCTGTCTTCCAATCGTGTACGTGTTGATGTGAACGCCGTCGCACTCGTCGTAAGTGCCACCGTCAAGCATGAACTTCTCGCGGATCACGTAGCCGGGGATGTGGCGCTCGACGTCGAGGTAAACGTACTCCTCGCGACCGTGAGCGTCCGTCACAGCGACTTCGTATGCAATATTGACCGCCTTCAGTCGTTTACGAGAGCCGTCCGCGAACTCAGGGAACACGTTTTCGGCGATGACCGATGTAATCATGGGTTCTAGTGGCGCATCGTTCGGCGGCTCCAGCCCGTCGTAGTCGGCGAGCGCAGACATGTCGTGGCGCGTTCCGAACCACGTCTTCAGCCACGCGTCGCCACGATATCCTGCGCCGATGACCAATTCATGCCCACGCCTGTTCAGGTCATTCTCTTCCACAATCGACGAGAGTCGCTTTTGAACGACCGAGTCGTCAGGCATGCCGCTCTCGTACACCGGCGGTTCCCCAAACATCAAATCGGCAGGCTTCGTAATCAAAACGTCGGCGAGGTTGACCGCAATGTAGAGTTGGCGAAGGTACTTCGCATGCGGCGTGTTTTTCAGGATGTCGGCAGCGCGCTCATAAATCTCCGCCTGACGCCCGTCGTAAATGATGCGACCGCGACGGTACTTGGCGATGCGCTCGATATCTTCGGGTGGCGGGTATGGCGCGCCGGTGCGAAACAGTTTCGTAATGGTGTCGTCCTCCTTTCGTTTACGGCGTTACAGGTACGAAGGCTTCTCGCGTACCCTGCGCGGCGGCTTCGATGCCACATCGACCGCGTATGCGAGTGCGTCCGGTCCGTCGTCGTGGTTATGCGACGGGTACTGCACGAACATTTCGAGGAGCAGGCGGTGATCGCGGCGGAACTGAAGCGTTCCGTTCTGCGTCAACGGCTCCAACGACTCGATGCGCTCCTCTTTCTTGCGCTTGGTGGCGATCTCGACGAGACGTGTGCGGTAGAGTCGCTCCTGCCGCAGCGCATCCTTGAGCTGGCGAGCCAAGTCGATTTGCCCGCCGACTGTCTCGACGACGAACGACCGGTGATCAAACTCCGCGATCTTGTCGACCGCGACCTTGAGCGCTTCGTGGGCGGGACACTTCGCCATCCACACGTCCCAAACATAAAGTACGCCCGTTTTTCGATGACGGGCGATGGTTACGATTGCGTTGTAGTCGGACCGGTTCGATTTCCCGAACGCGATGTCCCACGCGCCGTAGAAGTCGCACTCGTGTGT